ATTATTATAAAAATAAAGCTATGAAAGATGGTAAGGATAGTCTTTGTAAAGTTTGTAGAAGTATTCATAATAACAAAAATAATAAGAAAAATAATATTAAATACCATCCTGAATCCAACCCTAGAGAAAATGCTAAAAACATGTATGTCAATGGTAAATATGTTTCTAGAAAACATCCTTTATATAAAGCAGGGAGGTTTAAAACTTTTGAAGGTGCAGCCTTTGCTTCTTTAGAAGGTTATGCTAACACAACAGAAGGATATGTTTACATTATTAATAATCCCTGTTGGGATGGTTGGGTAAAGGTTGGCATGGCAATAGATGCTGAAGATAGATGCAAACAATATCAAACAAGTAGTCCTTATAGAGATTATAAGTTGTGTTACCTTAAACATTTTGAAGATAGAAAAATTGCAGAACAGTCAGCACATAAAGAACTTAAAAAAATTACAGATACCTATAATGGAGAATGGTTTAAAACATCTGTAAAGGAAGCTAAGAAAACTATAGAGGCATTATGAAAAAACTAAACACATTAGTAGACGACATCTACAAGAAACTATCAGGACTTGGCGAGGGTAAATCACTTAACCTATCTGATGAAGTGATAGATCAGTTTGGCGAGGATATGAAAGAGGTGCTGCGTCATTGGTCTAATCCTAGAGCTAGAGACAAGGAAACTTTAAGGATGTCTAACATAGGTAGACCTAATAGACAGCTTTGGTTTGACATGAAGACAGAAGCACAAGCACAACCAATGCCACCTGCTACCTTCATTAAGTTTCTTTACGGACACATGCTTGAAGAAGTTATACTTCTATTAGTTAAACTAGCAGGACACAAGGTGTCTGATGAACAGAAAGAAGTAAAGGTTAAAGGAGTACAAGGACACATGGACTGTGTTATTGATGGGGAAGTAATAGATATTAAGACTGCCTCTGGTTTTGCCTTTAAGAAATTTAGGGATGGAACACTAAGAGAAGACGATACCTTTGGTTATCTTGCTCAACTGGCAGGATATGAAGCAGGTCATGGTACTTCTGGTGGTGGCTTCTTAGCTATGAATAAAGAAAGTGGAGAATTAGCCCTCTATCTTCCAGAAGAACTTGACAAACCTAACATAGAGAGTAAAATAACTACAGTAAAGAAGTCTTTAAAAAACGAGACACCTCCTGAATTATGTTACCAACCTATACCTGATGGTGTTTCAGGTAACATGAAACTACCTAGAGGTTGTACGTACTGCCGACATAAGATAGAGTGTCATAAAGATTCTAATAATGGTAAAGGACTTAGAGTGTTTCAATATGCTAAAGGTCTATCATATTTAACAAGGGTTGTTAAGCAACCTAAAGTACAGGAAATTACACATGCATTCAAGAAAAGCAAAGCGAATAAGAAGACACGCAAATCAACTGGTGTTTGAGTGGTTAAAGACTATGTTGACCGATGAAGAAGCTAAGAAACTTAACTCTAAGAACATGGATACATACATGCCAGAGCAGACTCACTTCTTTGCTAATCGCAGTATTCATCTATCTGCTTATACTCCTCGTTGGTTTCAACAAAGAATTAAACGAATTATCAGAAAGAATCAGAAGACTATTGAAGATATTACAGTACAGGAAATAGAAAATGCCTGAAGAAAAACCTCTCCATGAAATAGGATTAGAAGAACTTATACTAGTTACTGGTAGTTTTATTTTCGCAGGGAATAAATTAGAAGATGTAGACACTGATGTTATTATGAAGTTGATGGAGTTAGCTGATGATGAATTAGAATATCGTGCTACTGGAATACCTAAAGATACACAGATACATTAAGGAAAGATATGAAATATAAATTTAACGAAGAGAATATAATACAACAAGTACAAAGATATGTAGATAGAACATATGAAAGACACTATGCACAGGGTAAGTATCAAGCAACTGATATGATTATAGATGCAGGACATGGAGAAGGATTTTGTATGGGAAATATTATGAAGTATGCTATGCGGTGTGGTAAGAAAGATGGATCAGATGCAGAGATGGACTTACTTAAAATAATACATTATGCAATAATAGCGATACACTTATGGGATGAAGACAAGGAAGGTCATAATGATAACGGATAAAGTAGGAAACAAATCATACTTAGGTATTGAAATTAATTATGATAAGGAGTCTAAGCTAGATAAGTTTAGTTTAGATACATTAAAAGATAGATATTTATGGGAGAAAGAAAGTCATGCTCAAGAAGCTTTTGCAAGGGCTAGTGTATTTGGAGCAACGTATAAAGGAGAAACTGATTTTGATCTTGCCCAAAGACTCTATCAGTATTCATCTGATTGTTGGTTTATGTTTAGTACCCCTATACTATCTAACGGAGGAACCACTCGTGGCTTACCTATTAGCTGCTTTCTCAATTACGTACCTGATAGTAGGAGGGGTTTATCTGATCATTATGATGAGAACATATGGTTGGCTAGTTCAGGTGGAGGTATCGGTGGTTATTGGGGAGATGTTCGCAGTAATGGTATTGCAACTAGGCACGGCTCTCGTTCTACTGGATCAATTCCGTTCATGCACGTAGTAGATTCAGAGATGTTAGCCTTTAATCAAGGCATCACCAGGAGAGGAAGCTATGCAGCTTACTCAGATATAGACCATCCAGAGATTGAAGAGTTTATCAACATGCGTAGGGAATCTGGTGGTGATATAAATAGGAAGTGTTTAAATATTCACAACGCAGTTAATATAACTGATGAATTTTTAACGGCTGTTCGTAAAAGTGAAGAGTGGCGATTGATTGATCCTAAGTCAGGAGAAGCGGTTAAAACAGTTAGTGCTAGAGATTTGTGGTGGCAATTATTAAATGCCAGAGCCGAGACAGGCGAACCCTACATGATTAATATTGATAGATGTAATGAATCTTTACCACAAGAACAAAAAGATTTAGGCTTAACAATTAATCAAAGTAACTTATGTTCTGAAATAGTATTACCTACTAATGAAGAACGAACTGCTGTGTGTTGTTTATCCAGTGTCAACTTAGAACATTTTGACAAGTGGAAGAAGGATGAACAATTCATAGACGATTTAATAACTATGCTTGATAATGTGTTAGAACATTTTATCGAAGCGATTGTAGATACTTCAGGATTAGGTGGCTACAATGCAAACTTTAAGAGGTTTAAAAATTATGTTAGAAAAGAAAAAGAAGGAATGGTCAAAGCTGCTTATTCGGCTTACCGAGAGAGGTCGTTGGGGCTTGGAGCGATGGGCTTTCATGCTTATCTCCAAAATAAAAAACTTCCGTTCCAAGGCTTACAGTCAACTAGTAATAACCATGTCATGTTTTCGCACATCAAAAGAAAAGCTACGAAAGCTACCAAGAGACTTGGCGAAGAACGTGGCGAAGCTCCTGATGTACATGGTAGCAATCAGCGTAATGCTCATTTGTTGGCTATCGCTCCTAATGCCAGTAGTAGTATTATATGTGGTGGAACTTCCCCTAGTATTGAACCATTTCGTGCTAACTCGTTTACGCACAAGACGCTCTCAGGCAGCTACCAAGTCAAAAACAAATACTTAGAAAAGTTACTGAAGAAAAAAGGACTTAACGTAGAAGAAAGGGAAAAGGTATGGAAAGATATAACAGGTGCTAATGGTTCTGTGCAACACCTAACTATCCTGGATGATGATGAGAAGGAGATATTTAAAACTGCTCCAGAGATCAATCAGATATACCTAGTGGAACATGCACACATGCGACAAGAATATATTTGTCAGAGTCAAAGTGTTAATCTTTTCTTTACCATGCCTAAAGCTACCGAGCCACAGGAAGTGCATGATGATTACCTACAGTATGTTAATGATGTACATTGGTACGCTATGAATAAACTTAAATCTTTGTATTACTTTAGATCGAATGCAGCTAGGTCTGTTGAGAATGTAAATATAAAAATACCTAGAGTTAAGTTAGAAGATGTTGAATGTTTAAGTTGTGAAGGTTGATATGGAATTTAATGCAGAAGAATTAAACTTACAGGTACATAATTTACCTGCTGTTATTATGATGGAATGTCAGTTACCTAAGAAGATAATAAAAGATTTGAATACTTATCTAGATGTTTATAAAAAAGATAAAGATAGAAAATCTCTTTCACATACTTTGGTCGGACAGATACATCAAGGCGAACAGTTATTGATGGACCACAATGATGATCTGTTAAAAGAGTATTATGAATTTATTACAAATATGGGAGTAACTTATTTACAAGCTTTTGGTA